CCACAGCGGCTCCATGCCGTCGTCTTCCGCGTTCTCGATGAAGTGCTGAAGCTGGGCGCAACCCGTCCCCGACTGGGTGGCCTTGACGATGTTCTTGAATTTCGTTGAGCTGTTCTCAAACAGCTTCACGCTAGTGGCCGTCGGAGCTGCGGTGGGGCGGGTGCCCGGCAGCTCGATCACATTGCTCGGTGCCGTCACCGCAGGCGTACCGCCCGCGCCCAACTGGCCACGGATAGCTTCGCCAAGGATGTCGAAGTCGAACAGCACGCCCTCTTCCAGTATCCGCACCGGACGCGGCTCCGAGTATTCCGGCTTGAAGTTGAGCGTGTCCGGGTAGCGCAGCACGCGGGCGGCATCTGCCGTCACCGTCATGTCGATCTTCAGGCCCTCTTGCTTGCACAGGCGCTTGAAGTTCTCCGCCAGCGGCTTCCACGTCGTGATGTCCTGCGTCTCGGTCAGGGGCCAGTAGACGTGATACCCACCGCCCGAGTCCACGATGTAGGGCTTGCCAAGTTCGTGCAGCCCGGTCTTTTGCATGAAGGAGGTGAACGCCTCCATGCCTTCTTCTTTGGTGCCGTAGGTCTTGGGACCGTCTTTGTTGCAGTCGATGTCTGCGAACAGCGCCTTGATGTGCCGTGCGTTCTCAGCGATGCGCGAACCCGCCTTCTCAAACGTTGCCAGCGCAAAGTACGTGTTGTACTTGTCCTCGACCCAAGCGTCTACGTGTTGTTGCAGGTCTTCATATTTCTCCTCGAACTTGTGCTCTTTTCGTTTTGTGGTCAGCTCGACCGCGCAATACAACCCGTGACCGGGTGGCGGCAGAACCACCGCGAAGAACTCTTGCGGTGTCATTCGGATTCCCGGTGAGGTTTATAGCTGGTCGAACAGGTTGAGTTGGCGGGGGTCGTCGGCGCGGTTGGGTTCATCAAAGTTTTTGGCGAACGCTTTGCTGAGTTGCTCAGCCCATTCCGTGGGCAGCGCGCCGGCCTGCAAGTAGGCGTAGCGCTCCAGCTCTTCGTCGCTTAGGGATTGAGGTTGTATTCCCGGCATATCGTTCTCCAAGCCTCGTCGGCGTTTGCTGATGTTTGTAGGATTTTGAGAAGGAACTCGGCGCGATCTCGATAGCCGACGAACACTTCAGTGCCCGTGAACCAGTTGTAGACCGTCTGCCGGGTTACTCCCAAAGCTGTGGCAATTTTGGTCACGGGGAAGTCATGATAGACCGCCCAGCGCCCGAGCTGGTTACCCAGCGACTTGGGCGTCTTCGCAACCGCGTCGATAATTTTTTGTGAGTAAGCCATTTGTTTAGGTGGGGCGGCTTGCGCCGCCCCTGTGTCTTACTCGTCGTCCCAGTCGGCGACGATGTCAGCCAGCTTGCCCTTCTTGGCAGGCACAGCCTCGGCCTTGGGTGCGGGCTTGCGCACTTCCGGCTCCTCGTCCTCAGACACCGCCGGGGCGGCTTTCTTCTTGGGCTTGGGCTCTTCTTCCTCTTCCGCCTCCTCCGCTGCGCCGGGGCGCTTGCCTTCCAGCATCATGGGGGCGGGCTTGGTCACGCCATCGGCGGCAGCCGGGGTCATCAGTACGGCACGCTGTGCCTCCACACTCTGCGCCTTCTCCTGCACCGTCCCGTACTCGCCTTCCGTCAGCCAGCGCTGCGGGGCAAACACCAGCTTGGGGGACTCAGCCGTAGTGTCAAACTTCATGCGCGTGACAACCATGTCGAGGTTGACCGGGGGAGTCTGCGTTGCCGCCCACCGTGCGTATGCTTGCAGCGGCAGCTTGTCGCCTTCACCCTTGCCGAAGATTGAAGTTGCGGGCAGTGTGACCTGCAGCACGTCGCCTTCAGGGTTGTTAGCCAGCACCACAGCCAGACGCTGTTGGTAGCGGCAGGCGCGGGAGTTACCGTTGCCAGAGCCTGCGATGTTCTGGGGGCACTTGGCGCAGGTCGATGCCTGCGGTGCCTTGATGGACTTGTCGGGGGTCTCGCCGTCGTTGCTCCAGCAATCCGGGGCCACAGCCGCTGCATCCTTGTCGTACTTACCTGCGTAGAAGATGCGGCTGACCTTGGGTGCAGCTTTCACAACGATCACGTCGAGGTGACGATCTTCGATGTTAGCGATCTCTTTGCCGCCAGCGACCAGACGGAACACGCCACCTTTGATGGAGACGCGCTTGACGCCGGGGCCAGTGGCCGGCCCGCCAGCCCGGGCCAGCGTGGTTTCAGACAGTTCTGCGTTGGCTACGAACGCGGGTGCTTTTGCGGAATTGAATACAGTGATATTGCTCATGATGTGCTTTCAGTTGGTAGGTTTGCGTACCGAGATGTCGTACTCCGCATGGGAGTTCAACCCGGGCGGTACGAGTCCCGGATTCTCTTCGAGAAATTGGTTCATGTTGGACTGCGCGATGCGCTTCTCCAGCAAGTCCACTGCGTCATGCTCGACCACGAACTTCTTGAAGGAGTCCCAGTCTTGCGTGCTGTAACGGGTCTTGATGGACAGCACCACGGTGCCCTGCGCGGTGCGCACTGATGTGACGCCCATCGTCTTCATCATGTCCTTCATCGCGTTCTTGATCTCCTCCTGCTGCGCCTTCAGAGCCTCGACCTTGCCGTCGTACTCCTGTGTCAGCGTGGTGATCTCAGTGCGAATCTTGCGGTAAATCTTCGCGAGCCGATCCAGTGGGATCGTTTCACTCTCAGTCTCTGTCATTTGCTTCTCCGTGTTATTTGTCTAGGGTTGGACAGTGTACATGTTTTTGCTGGGTGCGCAACTCCTTTATTCGCTGATCACGCTGTTGAACATGTCAGTCAGTAAAGAGTTGTCGTCCACTTTCTGACTGAGCGCTTTGAACATCCGCTTCTCCACCGGGCTGGACTGGATGTGCACCACGGTGACCTTGTCGCTGGTCTGGCCCTTACGGTCGGCCCGGGCGCAGCACTGGATGTACTGCTCCACGCTCATCAGTGGGCCGTAGAACACGACGGTGTCAGCAGCGGTTAGGGTAATCCCGTGCGCCGAGGCTTGGGGCTGCATCACCAGCACGCGCGGCTCCGGTTCGTTTTGGAACCTGTGGATGATCTGCGCCCGCTTGGACGCTGTCACCCCGCCGTGAATCTGCTCGTTGGCTATGCCCTTTTTCGTAAGGTGATTGCTGATGGTCTCAATGATGCTCAGGTACAGCGCAAAGATGATCACCTTTCGGTTCGTCTCTTCCAGCACTTCCTCCAATACCGCCAAGCGCGGCGCGGCGTCGAACTCCACCACTTCCCTGTCGTCTGTGTATGCTGCACCGCAAGATATTTGTAGCAGCTTGTTGACCGCCACGCCTGCATTGATTGCGCTGATCGTCTCGCCTGCCGCGCTGACCATCATCTGCTCCTTGAGCAGCTTGTAGTACTTGGCCTGCTGTGGGGTCATCGGCACCTCCCTTGTCACCGTGATGACAGGCGGCAAGTCAAGGCACTGGTCTTTTGTGAAACGTATTGCTGGTTGGAGTGCGTCATACACCATCTCCCTTGCGCCCAGCTTTGGAGCCCACTTGAACATGGTGATCTTGTTCATTACCTTGTCGCGCCACGCCGTCTGAAACTTGGGCACACCAGCGGGATTGACCAGCTTGGCAAGGCCGTAGGCATCCACAGGCGACTGCGAAGCAGGCGTACCCGTCATCATCCACAAGTAGGTATCGGGGCGGATGATTGAGGCCAGTGCTTTCCAGCGGCGTGTGCTTGGGTTCTTGTAGGCGTTGGCCTCGTCCACAATCACAAGGTCGAAGCGGCCATCGTTGATGACTTCCTTGGCAATCAGGTTGAGCCCATCGTAGTTGGCAATGACGATCTCGTAGTCCTGCTGAATCATTTCAATGCGCCGCGCTGCTTGGGGATGGTGGGCTCCGATGGCGCTGCGGTGTCTGACGCTGCGGTTGATGTCCCCCATCCATGCGCTGTGCATGATATACAGCGGGCACAGTATAAGTACACGGCGCACCTCGTTGCGTTGCATCAAGAAGTCAGCCGCCCACAAGGCCGAGAGCGTCTTGCCAGTGCCGGGGTCGTTGAAGCAGAAAGCCCTGCGGTGTAGCGTGAGGAATGACGCGGTTTCTATTTGATGCGCCATAGGTATGTAGCGCCCCGGCCAGTTGTATCGTTTGGTGATAGGTGACGGTACATCACGCACACCCAAGTTCTTCAGCACACGCGACTCGTCGAGTCCCCAGTACACAGCCACTTGGTATATGCCGTCCTCTTCGCTGAGAACCTTGTGTTTTGGAATGATGCTGAATTTGTGTGGGTTGCGTGTGCGTAGCACCAACGCCTTGTTGTCAACGATTTCCATTTTTTTCTTTCAGTACGTAATAGTAAGAAACGTCGTCATTATCAAAAGTTTTAGTGAACTGTCTTTCTACGAATCCTCTTCTATGTAACTCTTGAAAAACTTTTAGCATGTCTCCTTCTACATCCTTTGACAAAACGGCGGGCCCTTGAAAGCTAACAAGCCACAGGTTCTTTAGTATGTCTGTTGAAACATCTTCAAACCCTGTGTCTTCAATGTCTGGCATTCTTGAATCAAGCGCACCTCTTGGGTCAGCCCAACCAAAGCCGTACCTTTCGCTTGCTTTATATTTAAGCGTGCTCATTTACTTCTCCTATTAATATCTTCTGCACACGTACCTAGCTCTGTCAGTTAGATAGTGCGTTTCTATTTCACCCGCTTCACGCATCGCTCTGTACGCTTCAGAAAAAAATGCGTCAGCTTCAATTGCTTCGAGCGAAACCCAGTCGTTTCCCCAACGTGCTTCCCACAAATCATGCATCACGTCTACAGAAGCATGACCGTTCTAATTTTATGGAGTGGTCTGACTTGCGGGCATACAGATCGGAAGAGCGTCGTGTAGGGACAGAGGGTGAGACGTGAGGTCCGACGTGCTCGTGTAAGAACAACAGTGGACTATGCAATAGCTGAGATTGCGACGCACATAGCGAAAACAAATAAA